ACGAAGGGATATATCTACGAAGTCTATGAATATGCAAAAAATCAGGCAAAGTGGAAAGCAGCAGAGGAGTTTTGTAAGGATCGAATGTGGGAGTTTAAAGTATTAACCGAAGATGAATTAGGAATCAAGAAATGAATAGTTATCCCACCGATGATAAAGAAAATCGTGTGAGATCTGTAGTCTATGGTCTTATTGGCACAGAGGAAGCTGATGATATCATGATTGAGTTGATGGATAATTTAAGTACAACAGCAACATCATCTCCAAGTGTCGGAAGATATTATGTATTTGTTTACAGTGCCAAAACTCCCAACATTCAATATGATTCGAATCCATTAGTCGCAGTGACCGATGTATTTGAATGGGGTTTTCGTGGCATCAATCTTCATGTGGGTCAATATCGTAATTATACGTACAATGAACTGGTTGGACAACTATATGAAGTCAACTCATATGAGTTATCTGATGTAAGAGAACTGCCATTTGGAAAAATGCAGCTAAATAGTTAAAAAAAGATATAAATGTCAACTTATACCGTTTCAGGAATAACATATGATACTGCGACTGGTAGACCAATCAATCGTGATGGTGGTCTATTATTGGACAGTGAAATTAAAGCGTCTAGAAGATCTACTAATACAACTAATACAGGAAAAACAAGAAATAGAAAATTTAAATCACTTAGATATCCCGTGGCAAGATTAGAAAGTGATAGTGATTATCTTGAAATTAAAGTTCTTGAATATCAACCACCAGGATTTGAAACAAGTGGCACTGGACAATCTCTCCGACTACAAACAAGTTCAGAATCCTTAAAAAATAAAGAAATTATATTAGGTACAATTTTTCTTCCTATTCCAGAATCAATCACCGACTCAAATGGTGTGACTTGGGGTGAGGATAGTTTGAATGGACTTGCCGCTACTGGTCTTGGAATTGCTAAAGACTTAATGAAAGCTGACAGTATGGAGGAATTAAAGAAAGCAGGAAATCGTGGAGTTGAAGGTGTGAAAGATTTAATTAAAGATGATATGACCGCAGCTGCTATCAATTCAACCTTTGCATCAATGGCAGTTAATGCTTTAGGTGGTAACACTAGTGCTGCAGGTATCCTTGCAAGACAAACTGGAGCAATATTAAATCCAAATATGGAATTATTATTTGGTGGTGTTCAGTTAAGAAGTTTCAGTTTTAGTTTTGATTTCGCACCCAGAGATGAGAACGAAAGTATTGTAATTAAAAAAATCATTCGTGCTTTCAAAAAAAGTTTAAATGCAAAAAATAGTTCAACTGGTGAGAATAGCACTGGACTCTTTATAAAATCACCAGATGTATTTCAACTAACTTACAAAACTGGTGCAAAAAATCATCAGTTTTTACATAAATTTAAACCAATGGCACTCTTAAATATTGGAGTCAATTATACTGGTGCAGGAACATATGCCACTTATGACAATACCGCACCCGTTCATACAAAAATCGATCTTACATTCCAAGAGTTGAATCCAATCTACTCTGAAGATTATGATGTAGAAGAAGGTCTGGAGGGTACAGGATTCTAATGGGATACTTCAGAGAACTACCAAATTTACAATATCAATCACCATACTCAAATCGGATTTCGAGTGAGAGTTATATTACTGCAAAAAATATATTTCGTAGAATGAAAATACGTGATGATCTAAAAAATGTTTTTAGTGTTTTCAACAAATATGAAATTAATGATGGAGATAGACCAGACAACGTTGCGAAAGAACTTTATGGAAAATCTAGTTTTGATTGGGTAGTTTTAATCACAGCAAATATTGTAAATGTTCGTGATGAATGGCCACTATCAAGCAAGGAATGATATGACTTCACAGTATCAAAGTATGGTTTAACAAAAATTAATGAAGTCAGGCATCATGAAACAACCGAAGTCAAAAACAATCGTGGAATTGTTATTTTACCAAAAGGAAAAGTGGTTGATGATGATTTTAAAATACCAAATCCAGAAAATATAAACGCAGAATTAAATCCTGTTAGAGGGGTAACATATTATGAATATGAAAGTATTTTAAATGAAGAAAAAAGAAATATTGATGTTCTTCGATCAGAATATTTACAACAATTTTTAAATGACATAAGAAATGAGATGATCTATAAGAGATCATCTCAATTTGTAAACGATAAATTGGCAAAAACAGAAAATACTAGAGTTACAAATTAATTATTCCTCTGCAAGTTTCTGAAAGTATGAAAGAGCATCATCATCATCTTCGTTTACAGATGATGGCGTTGTAGATACGGCAGCAGTAACTAACTCTTCAGCAGCACCACGATCAGTATCTTCCTCCTCTATTACACTAGTTGGTCTCTTACTACCAAGCACATACTCTAGACGTTTTTTTAAGTCATCATATGATTTGAACTGATCGGCATCGACAAACTCTTTAAGAGAGTTTTCTTTCTTCCAGACAGATTCAAGTGCGTCATCATCATCAAGCAAAGGAGTGACAGTAGTGAACTCAGAACTATCATAGTTTCTGTATCCTGCTACATTCTTTGCTTTTAACTTGAAGTTTGCACCTTGCCAGAAATCAAATGGATCGATTGCTTCCTCATCTTCAAACTCAGGTTGCATTGCTGCTGTGAGTTTATCAAAGATTTTTTTACCATACTTATATAAAAATACCTTTCCTTCGTTCTCAGGATTGGCAGGATCTTTTACAACATAAATGTTGCTGATGTATGTAAGTTTACGTTTCTGTTTACGAGCAGCATCCTTACCTGCATCTGTTCCATTGTTCCATAACTGAGAGTTATACTCTGATACGGGATCTTTCTGACCAAGTGTAGTGAGAGAGTTTTCAATATACCATCCACCAGGACCTTGGAATGCATGACTATACAGTTTTACAAACGGTAAGTCTTCACCATCAGGTGCTGGTAAGAATCGAATAACGGCATACCCGTTACCTGACTTATCAACTTCTAGTTTCCACAAACGGTCATCACCTGATGTTCCGTTAGTGTTTAATTTTTCAACTTCCTTAACTAACTTTGCAGTTAAAGAACCTAATTTTGATTGCTTTTTAAGATTAGCAAATGACATTTGGATACCTCGGATTAAATTGGATTTCGTTGGATGTTTAGATTATAATGGATTAATTACAATTTGTCAATATTGTCTTTAAGTTTTGAGATTGTTTCTCTCATACCCTCAAAGAGCAAATTCATATCAGTTCCTTTGGGAAAACCCATTAAAGGAATTGTTTTATGTAAATGTTCCTTCAGTTTGACAGCTTCAGGATCATCAGATAGTGACAGACGAGTATACATAACTTTTTGTTTTTCCAATAACTCTGTCAAAAGGTCAATGTGATCCATTCGTTCATCATATTCCATTGTGGGAAATTGCATTACATTACCATAAAGAATTTTTTGAAGTTCATTGATTTCTTCAAGTTCTCCTTGAATGATTTCTGATTCAAAAAAATTACTCATTGACAATCTCTCTTAAAATTTTTTTATACTGGAACACATTAATATTTAGGAAGGGTATATATTTTTTTATTTTCATGCTGACGGTTTCCCACACTGGGTCTTTAAGTTTACGATTAAATTTTTTTCCAAAAGAAAAGATTTTTTCGAAGATCACTAAGGTTTCTAAACTTATTTCTCCTCCCAGATACTTTTTGAGTATCGGTGGATGACCCCTCGAACAATTGAATACTTCTTCTAATTCTTTTTCCGATAGTAATTTTTTTGATTGTTCTTTGAACAAGTAAGTCAAACTCTGCTGTCGTCTCATCCAATCTGCGTACGTTCTTTCTCCAGAATTTATAATTTCTCCAATCCATAAGTTTTGTGGGGTATTTGTAGTTACAAAGTTTGCAAGTAAAAAATCAGTAATTTCTTGATCAGAGTATTTTCTAGATGTTTTTTCAAACCAATACTTATCTTTTCTTTTATTAAAAGAAGTCATCGTTGCTCTTGATTTTCCACCATATTTAAAAAAGTCATACCTTTTACTTGTGAAATGACTCTTCATTGAAAGATAAGTTTGGTAAGTTTCAAATGGTGTCACTTTCATCTACTTCCTCACTTTCTAATTCTGTAATTGCATCACAAGGAACCTCATTATCACCTATCATATACCAATGTTGTGGCATACCGATGCTGTCAGGTCTCACACCCAAATATGCTAGGTCTGGAAAACTATGTTCTCTTAACATAGCTTGAAGTCTCCAATGTATAAGTTCAGATTTTTTCATTTTGTTTTTATGTCTTGTTAACGATGTCACGACTGCCAATTATTTCATTAGTTTTTAAAGATATATTTCCTGATATGGATATCCTATCATCATCACAATTATAAAATGGATAGACCTGATGACATAGTTGTGAAGGAAAGAATAACATAGTTCCTTCCACTTCTTTAGACATCGGATAATAATGTGTTTTACTATTACCTAATATATCATTATAAGTAAATGAAAAATTTGATATTGAATTAGAATTTGATTCAAATGCAATTTTTAACTTTTTTTGATCTTCAAAATTTGTTGGTATTTTCATCCAAATTACAAAACTGTATATACCATTGTGATGATGCAATGGATTAAATTCATTTTCCTTTTGGTAATTAACCCACATATGATCAATATGATAAGGATGTATATGAGAGGTAGGAATTTTTTCTCCTATTTCTTGAAAATGAATAGGAAATTGTCTGATGCAAAACTTTATAACATTATTTGAAAACCAATCATCTTCATCATGAAGATTCCAACTAGAGTCTATTTGACCTGCAAGTTTATGTTTGGTATTACCTTTTTTATTTTCTATAAGTTTCCAAAGATAACTCATCTCCTCATCATCTAATTCAACTTGTAACCAACCCAAAACTGGTGGTACTATTGTTTTAAAACTCTTCATTATAAAGGTAGTTTAGCACGAGAAGTCTTCTTCATAAAGTTTAACTGAATTGCATCATATTTCAACCTTTCTTTAAGAGGTTTTGTAATGAGTTTTGTTACAGATTGAATCTCTATGTCATTCATCTCACAATACTGACATATTGCATCGATGTAATTTAATTTTTCTTCAGCAACTATCTTCTCTATCTCCATCGAAAATTTAGTAGGAGTTAGAAACTTACTCTCTATTGCTTTTTCAAGTTCTTTGTTTGGTTCCATAAAACTCCAGTTTGTCTTTGACAAATTTGTCGATGTATCTACCAAGAAGTCTGATATACTTGGTTTTGTCAGTTTCTTCATAAACAACGCATTCTCCATTTTCACATGCCATAATAATGACTAATTTTTTAACTGCTATATTCTTCATCTCATACAGCATACAACCATACCCCATAGCCTGAACAAAGTAATGCTCAATCCACTCCCGTGGTTTCGGTTTCTTAGATGTTTTAAAATCTATGATTGCTAATTCACCATCATGTTCTGCAATACAATCGACAGTTCCAGCAATTCCTAGTTGTTTACTATATAGGGCACCTTCTAGAGAATAAATTTCATTGATTCTACTTAATTCTTTCTTAGATATTTTAAATAAAAAATCAGATATAGGAGGAACTTTTGGTAACTTCTCATTCTTTAGATAATGCTCAGTTAGTGTATGCATATCC